ATATACATTATCCTCCCGAGTTGAATTAATGTCAACCGTTGACTTAAAATTAAAAAGAAAGGATGATCCCTTCATGGTGAAAAAATATCGCAAAAAACGCACGATGACGCCTGAGCAAAAAGCAGCGGCTGCCGAACGCCTCGCAAAGGCGCGAGAGAAGCGGCTTGCTGAAAATGGGGGCGGTCAAAAAAATATTCATCCGAAAGTCAAGGAGTTAGACGATGATCATCCTCTAAGTGTAAAGAGTGTGAAGGAATGGATCAAATACAACAAGGAAAAGCTGCCTGCTCTTAAACATCGTATCAGAACAAACGAGAAAAGAGCATTGGCAGACTATGAACAGTGTAGAGCGTATATTATTAACCTAGAATACTACTTAAAGACTGGAACATGGGTCGATATGTTCTATGGACCCGATCAGAACTTTAAGATGGGCTGGAAAACAATTGTACCAGCGGGAACTAAATAATACATGGAAAAGCCATCAAATATCATCGACTTCCCGAAAAAACGAAAGTTTAATCCGGAGTCAGACGAAGATCTCCAGCGTGAGCTGTTAGATAACAAGATGACGTACGTTGATGAATTACTTGAATTCTATACAGCACAGCTTGTAAGCAAGTTTGCTATGCATGGATTCAAAATACATGATGACAATTTCCTAAAAGATTTTGCATTTTCTATTGAAACTATTAGGAGCGGTTTGTACAGGAACATGGGTGTTTCTCATCCATTCCAGAAGATGATGGATGATACAGTCCATCAAATGGAAAAGGAAGGATACATTAAGGTTCCCGACGACGAATAAATTATGATACTTTGTGATTTGAATCAGGTGATGTTATCAAACCTGTTGAAACAAATATCCCCCCGAAACCCAGATGTCTCAGAAGATCTGATTAGACACATGGTTCTCAACTCTCTCCGTATGTACAAACAGAAGTTTGGTGATAAGTATGGTGAGTTAGTAATCTGTGCTGACGATCGTAAGTACTGGAGACGTGAAGTGTTTCCTTACTACAAGTCTAATCGGAAGAAAGAGCGAGCTCAGTCAAGTCTCGATTGGAACTTGATCTTTGATACACTGAACCGTATCAAGCAAGAGATCAAAGATAACTTTCCGTATAAGGTGATTCAGGTTCATCGCGCCGAAGCAGATGACATCATTGGCACTTTATGTAAAAGGTTTGGTCATCTTGGCATTGCTCCTGCTAGTGCTGAACCTATTCTGATTCTTTCATCCGACAAAGACTTTGGTCAACTTCAGAAGTATGCGAATGTAGATCAATACAGTCCTGTTGGAAAGCAATACATTCGGATTCCCAATCCTGATCGTTTTCTCAAGGAGCATATCATTAAGGGTGATCGCGGAGATGGTATTCCAAACTTTCTCTCCCCTGATGACACGTTTGCTTCGGGCGGAAGACAGAAACCAATCAAGAGTGCAAACTTCTACGATTGGTCAGATATGGATCCAGTTGACTTTTGTACAGAGAGGATGATGGAAGGGTATCTACGAAACAAACAGCTGATTGATCTTGACTGCATTCCCGAAGATGTACAAGAAGCGATCAATGAAGAATTCGACACAGTCGAAGTACACCACGGTAATCTTTTGAATTACTTTATTAAGCATAAACTGAAAAACTTGACAGAACACATAGGAGAGTTCTAATGGCGACACAAGGTCTGGCTGAGATCCTAGAAGAGGCCAGCAACATTACCGACGAGACAGCTCGAATTGCATTCCTTCAAAATAATGCAAGTCCTGCTCTTAAACAAATTGTTGGATACACCTATGATCCTGTAATTGAATGGTTGATTCCAGAATCTGATCCACCATATACACCTCAACCTAAAGAGGCAGATCTTCAGAACGTATTGTATGCTGAGATTAGAAAGCTGAGGGTTTTTGTTAATCATAACGACTACTTGAACACAAACCAGATTGTTCGCGAACGTCAGTTTATTGAACTATTGGAGAGTGTGGATCCAGATGATGCTAAACTTCTATTGTCAATCAAGAGACGTGAATTCCCATATCCCAATCTTAGCATTGAGGTGATTGGTAAAGCATTTCCAAATATCAGCAAACACTGGTGAAAGGTTAGACGTCAGCAAAAATGGCAAAGACTTACAAACATCGTAAAAACGTATATGAAGATGGTTTTAAGACAAGAAGACAGAAAGATGCTGAGACAAAGTCTTCAAAGAAAAAGTATAAAACCAACAAAGTTTTGGACTTCGAGGATTTAGATTATGAATACTTACGATGATGTTGCTTACATCATAGGGAATGGAACTTCTCGTTTAGAGTTTGATCTTGATACGTTAAGAGAGAAGGGAACTTCATTTGGATGCAATGCTCTGTATCGAGAATGGATTCCTGACTTTCTTGTCGCGATCGACGATAAGATTACTGAAGAGATCAATCATGCTATTGAGAATGGAATTCTAACTAGACAGCAGTTTATTGCACCTCCATGGACGGAATGCTATGAGCCTGCCGAATACAATCCAAGACAACCTCGATCCAATGCTGGCATGAATGCAATGATAGAAGCAATCAGACGAGACAAGACTCAGCTGATCTGTTTCGGATTTGACTTTATGGCTAAGGATCCAAGCCAATGTACTTCGAATGTGTTTGAGGGGACTAATGCATATGGTCCGGAGACTCATGCATCAAGAGAGGATTCTATCAATAGAATTAAGTATATGAATTGGTTTGCACATCAACACGAAGACGTTACGTTTGTCTTTGTGTTTCCTGATAACTTTGAACTAAACAAAAAGTATGTGACCGCGAGCAACATCTCAACGATCACATACGATCTCTTTACACAAGCGATCTTAGAAGACTAGTCCACTCGATCGCACGATTGTCCCAATTGTAAAAGCTGTTCGTCCAGTTACGCTGGATGTTCAGCTTTATCTGTTCCTCATCACTAAACACCGTCTGAATCTGATTGTGCAGTACTGCAGCAAATGCGTTCGCATGATTGTTATGATCTTCTCTGAATGGATACATCGTTGCAAAGTGACCTGTAGTCTCAGGAATCGCTGCTAGACTTGATGTAACAATAGCACAACCTGCACTCATTGCTTCAATAATAGAAATACAAGACGTCTCAGGCCAGATACAAGGATACGCATAGATGTGTGCTTGTTGAAGTGCAGCTCTAACGACATCGTTAGGTTGGAAACCGTGGTATGTGATACCAGGATGTTCCCGACATCTTTCAAACAGCTGCTCGTACTGATTGTCTCTTTGACCCCACCCATAGATAGAAAAAGAAGAGTAGACATCAAGGTGAATCTTATCACCCCAGTGTTCGTAGAGTGCCTCATATGCAGGAACAAGAAGCTCAAGACCACGATGGGGGGTTGTATGATAGATCAATCTAATCTGATCTTTTGACTTTTCAACGTACTCGATAGGTTCAATTGCATTGCGAAGTACAACACCATTCTCATATGGAACACCAAGAGTCATATTGTAAGATGATTGTTGCCAGTGTGATACAAAGATGAGTTTCTCAAACCGGTTTCGACTCTCTTCATTCTCTAGATGCTGAGCTTCCGGATCGTTCCACATATCATGCAACCACAAGATTGCTGGACGTCCATCAAGGTCTCGCACCCTCGAACAGATTACTTGAAACTGGTCTCGAAGGTCTTCCGGTAGTCTTTCATACAGACCTTCTTTCATCATCTCCGTACCGCCTTTTGAGTTCTTAGCTTGTTCGTCGGTACCCCATCCTTTAATCACTGAGTCATTCAATGGCTCAGCTTTCACGCTCAATGGCATTCTATTCTCCTAGTTTTTCAGATAACTCTTCGTATCCACCAATATATGTTTCATCTTCAAAGATCTGAGGAACAGACCTTGCGTTTGGGATCAAGGCAAGAAGCTCCTCTCTAATCTCTGGATCGGATGCATCTTTGACTTCGTACATACACTCTCTAATAGATAACAATGTCTTTGCTCTTTCACAAGCAGGACAATTCGGTTTACTATACACTGTATACACCGGCTTTTCTACCTCCACTATTGAAAAAGATCCGTCATTATTATCTATCCATTTGATCGTAGTTCCTTCACCCCAATTCAACTGATCGAGCATATCTTCCGGAAGCTCAATATACAGCTCCCCATTATC